ATACCAAGTATGGGGGAAACTGGCGTTCACATGGCGTTTTTACGAGAGGGGCAAAATACTATTGTAAGATCTATTATAGATCGAATTGAATCAATAACCAAACTAAAGGATTAATATGACAGAATCAAATTTAATGACAGGAATTGAAGCGGAACAAGAAGAGCTAACAGTTGATGAGCAACAAGAGCAACAGCAAGAACAAGAGGTTGTAGAAGTAGTAAAGCCAGAGGGTTTAGACGATTCTTTCTGGGACGAAGAAAATAAATCTCTAAAGCAGGATGATTTAATTAAGGCTTATCAAACAGAACAAAAGAAAGCGTTGGATTTGAGAAAAGCTTTATCACAAAAAAGCAGTTTTAAACCGCCAAAGGAAGCAAATGAATATAGTTACTCAGAAGATCTAGGGGAACTATTGCCAGAAGACGGAGACGCGTCTCAAATGCTAAAAGAGACAGCTTTAGAATCTGGACTTACTAAAGATCAGTTTAATACTTTTGTTTCAAAGTTAATTCCTAGCTTGCAAGAAAAGGGTTTGTTGACATTTAATGGCCCTGAGTTGACGGAAGAAGAGCAGGAAGCGCAGGATGCAGAATATAGAGAGGCAGAAATTGCAAAGCTTGGGAAAGACGGTAAAAGAGTATTGCAAAGCGTTGTGAATTGGGGGCAAGGCATGGTTAATAAAGGTATTTTGAGTAAAGATGAATTACCAGTATTTCAAAATATGGCGGTTGATGCTGCCTCAGTTGTAGTATTAAATAAGATTGCTGCATTAACTGGCGAACCTTCAATACCAGTACAAACCGCAGTACCAGAAGGTATCTTATCAAGAGACGAAGTAGACGAGATTATTAGATCAGACGCTTATCAAAAAGGAGATGCCTCAGCACATGCAAAAGTTAAGGCTCACTTCGAAGCCATGAACGGCTAGATATAGCTTGACAGCATTTAACGAAAATCATAAAATACAAGAACGCTAAGTTTGTGGCCTAACACCTATAAATGAAGCGTTCTTTGCGTAGTAGGAAACTACGAAGTAACATCCTAAAGAAGACACAGCATACCTTACGGCCTGTGCAACACTTTAGCTCACTGTAGCGATATTTCATAAACATTATTAATTTTTTACATAAAACTATGTCTACAAGCATATCTACTGCTTTTATAGCTCAGTTTGATGCAGAAGTAAAACAAGCGTATCAAGGAGCTTCAAAGCTTATGAACACAGTTAGAACTAAAACAGGTGTTGTTGGTTCTACTCACAGATTCCCTAAATTGGGAAAAGGTTTAGCACAACCTAGAATTCCACAAAGTGACGTTGTGCCGATGAATGTAACTCATTCTAATGCAACTGCTACTCTAACAGACTGGGAAGCACCAGAATATTCTGATATTTACGACCTACAAAAAATCAACTTTGATGAGAGAAAAGAGTTGGTTACTACTATTTCTAGTGCTATTGGTCGTCGTGCAGATCAAATTATTTTAGATGCAGCTGATGCAGGAGCTAGCTCAACTCAAGTTGATGAAAACGTTGGTGGTACTAATTCAGGACTTAACGTTGCTAAATTAAGAAGAGCTAAAAGATTGTTAGACGCTGCTGGTGTTCCATCATCTGACAGAACTTTTGTTATAAATGCAAACGGACTTGAGGATTTACTAGGCGAGGAAAAATCAACTTCAATTGATTACGCGTCTGTCAAAGCTCTAGTTAATGGTGAAGTAAATACCCTTTTGGGCTTTAACTTTGTAATGATCGAAGATAGAGACGAAGGTGGTATTGCTTTAACTGGAAACTTAAGAAAGAACTTTGCTTATCATAAATCTGCAATTGGTCTTGCTGTTGGTATCGACATGAGAACTGAAATGAACTACATTGCAGAAAAAACTTCATGGTTGACTAACGGACTTTACTCTGCTGGAGCAGTTGGTATTGATTCCGAAGGTATTATCGAAGTATTAACTTACGAAGCATAATTAAGAGGTAAATCATGACATTTTCTATTACAAATTTTACGTCTATGGGTTCTAACTCTACAAGAGGATTAGCACCTGCTAGATTTTCTTACAGAACTACTGATGGTGTTACAACTATTGACGGTGCTGGGTACTTTAACGATGTATATTATCAACTAGAAGTTGGTGATATTATTGATGTAACAGTTGTTGATGATGTAACTACTCCAACATCTGTAACTGCTTTCGGGCAATTTATTGTTGCATCAAATGCAAGTGGTGTTGTTGATACATATAATGTAATCAATACAGCTACACCATCTGATTCAGACTAATATGTCCGACATATTTAAAGTATATATATTGTATATATTAAGAATATGATTCCTGTACAAAAAGTATATACAGGTTTAAATGAGGGGCTAACTGCGGTAATTTGTGGTTCAGCTCCTTGTTTGTTAAAAAACTATTTAAGAATACAACGCACTTATAGTAACTTTATTACAATAGGTGTGAATGAGGCGGTACAAGGTTTGTATTGTGACAAATTAATTACTGCTCATCCTGATCAAATACCTTACTTTGTGTCACGTTCTATTAATAAAGACATAGAAACGCACACAACAAAACATTATCGGCAAGACTTGCATGACACTGCTGATTATTTCTGGACCGATATAAAAAAAGGTGCAACAAGTGGTATAGATGCGCTTCAGGTAGCGAGAAAGATGGGTTTTACAAAAATAATTTTAGTAGGTATGCCAATGAATGGTGAAGACGGATATTTTTTTGCAGAAGAAGCCCAAGAAAACATAGAAGATTGTCCAAGGTTTGGAAATAAAGGCAATGACAGAATAGTTGCTAGACATCAAACAAAATTGTGTGATATAATTGAGGGTGAGGATTATAGTAATGTGTCAAGTGTAAACGGATATACAGCGTATGTATTCGGAACAACAATATTAAAGGATTAATATGGTATCTAAATTTGATATTTGCTCAAAGGCACTAAATGAATTAGGCGAAGATACAATTAACAGTTTTACTGATGATACAAGTAGAGCAAGAACTTGTGGCCTAATATATCCAGAATACATTCAATACCTTTTATCATTACATCCTTGGAAGTTTTCTTTAGCAAAAGTGCAACTTGCCAGATTAGTAACAGCCCCTTTAAACAAATGGGAATATGCGTATCAACTACCGTCTGATATGCTAATATTAAGAGCTGTTTATGAGAGTGATAATGTTGGCGCAATACCTATTACAAACTGGGAAAGGTTTGAAAACACAATACAAGCAGATCAAACAGAAATATATGTTGATTATCAACAACAAGTAATAGAAGAAAATTTCCCCGCTTATTTTGTGGAATTTGTAGTGCAGGCAATGGCTGCAAAGATAGCTAGGTCAATAACAGATGATCCAAATATTGTTGCTGAAAAAAAGCTAGAGGCTTGGGGAAGTCCTGCTAATAATTATAACGGAGGGGCTTTTGGTGTTGCAAAAAAATTAGATGGTATGCAAACGCCTACTTTGCAAATACCTGCTGATGACTTATTAGCTGCAAGAATTAGTTAAGATGCCTATAAAAACGACTCAATTTAAATTTACATCTGGCGAAATTGATCCTTTGTTGATGGGTCGTACTGATTTAGATAGGTACTATGGAGCAGCAGAAACAATGACTAATGTGAGATTGTTGCCTCAAGGTGGATTTAAAAGAGACGACGGATTGCAATTCATAGAAAGATTGCATAGGCAAGTTACAAGGCTTACATCGCTTACAGCAACAGCGCCAAATGGCGGAACGGCAGCAAATGCAAATGATGATGACACAGCAACTAATTTAATTACAACAACTAATATAAGTACAAACAATCCATATGTTATAGTGCATTATGATCTAGGAGCTAATAAAGACATTGCTTTTATAGATGTTGTAGAAACAAAACTAACTTCGCAAACTAATAGCACAGAATTTTTTATACAAGTAAGTACAAACAATACTGATTGGGTTAGCGTTGGTGATGCTATTGATATGTCTAGCTCAGTGGTAACTAGAAGAAGAAGAGTAAGAGGTTCTTATAGATATGTTAGATTTGCAAGAATTGGTTCAACAGATCTTACAACAGATGTTGCAACAATTAATGAATTTCATGTATATGAAGAAAGCGCGTCACTATCAGAATCAAAAATAATACCTTTTGAGTTTAATGTAGAACAAAGCTATATTTTAGTTATTACTGATAAAAATATTGCTGTTTATAGAAACAAAGTATTTCAGGTAGATGTTAGAGCAACAAACTTTACTAATACTGTTGTAAGTGAAATTAAAAGCACGCAATCAGCAGATACAGCTATATTTGTACAAGAAACATTTACACCGCAACAATTACAAAGACAAGGCGCAGATGACAGATGGTTAATATCTGATGTTGTATTTGAGAATGTGCCAAGATATGATTTTGATCCAGTTGTTACAACTGATGCAGCTTGGGGTCATTTAACAGTTAGTGCAACTTCGGGAGTTGTTACTTTAACGTCACAACATGCAGTACCATTTGATAGTTCTTATATAGGCCAATATATTATTGCAAATGGTGGACGAGCTAGAATATTATCTATTACAAGCACTACTGTTGTTGAAGCAGTTACAGAAATCCCTTTTTTTAATACAAATCAAGTAGCAACAGGTAATTGGGATATAATTACTGGTTATGAAGACGCTTGGAGTGCAACAAGAGGCTATCCAAAAACAGTAACGTTTCATAGTGGAAGGTTATATTTTGGTGGCACTACACAAAGACCACAAACTGTATGGGGTTCTAAAATAGGTGTATATTTTGATTTTGATCTTGGTTCATTAGATGACGCTGATGCTTTAGATGCAACACTAGATACAGATCAAATAAACGAAATAGTAAATCTTAAGTCAACAGGTGGTAACTTAACAGTTTTTACAAGTGGCTCTGAATTTGTTATTCCACAAACTAACTTTGCAGCGGTTACACCTGCTACCTTTACATTCGTGCCAGTGTCACAATTTGGAAGTGAACCAGGATTTAATGTTGGTGTTATCAGTGGCTTAAACATATTTGTTCAACGAGGTGGTAAAAGTATCATGTCATTTAATTATGACACATTGCAACAATCATCACTATCTGAAAACATATCTTTGCTATCTTCACATCTGATAAAAAACCCTGTGGATTTCACAGTAAGAAAAAGCACATCTACAGAAGAATCTAATTTAGTGCTATTTATAAATGGCGATGGTCAGTTAGTCATGGGTACTATGTTGTTTTCGCAAAATGTAATTGGCTTTACAAAGCGAGAAACTTTATCGGCAACAGGTACATTTATTAACGTAGGTATTGATATATCAACGATTTACACAGTTACACAAAGAACAGTTGATGGCTCTACTCATAAATATTTAGAAGTTATGCAAGACGACTCTTTGCTTGATAGCTCAAAGACAGTAACAACAGGATTGCCAACAAGTACATTTACAGGTTTAGATCATTTAGAAGGCGAGACAGTAAAAGTGATTGCTGATGGTAGCGTAATGACAGATAGAGTTGTTTCTAGTGGCTCAATAACAATAGAAAGAGATGCTGAAACTAGTTGTGAAATAGGTCTTAATATGACACCTACAGTAACAACTTTACCAATAGAGATAGCTGGTATGGGAAGTCAAATTGGTAAAAGAAAACGTATTTCTGAGGTAGTTCTTAGGGTAAATAATACAGGTGATTTTACCGTAAATAATGATAAAGTATCTTTTAGAACCTTTGGAGCAGCAGGTGCAGGAAGTCCGCTAGATGCAGCACCTCCAAGTTTTACTGGTGATAAAAAAGTAAAAGGCTTGCTTGGTTTTGATGAAAGGCAGCAAATAACGATTTCGCAGAATGAGCCGGCAGACTTGCAAGTATTAAGTGTAACAATGAATGTGAATATATAATGGCTATAGAAAATTCAACAAAACCTAAAGGATTATCACAAGCTGGAATGATGCAGATAGGTAGTGGTTTAGCAAGTCTTGGACAAGGTTTTGCAAGCTTAGCCGCAGCCTCTGCACAAGCTAGGCAATTTAAAATACAGCGTACGTTTGATGATCTTGCAATATCTAATCAAAAGTTAAAAGCACAACAACAAGCTATCTTTCTAAGAGAGAAGTTTTTTAAAGATATTAGCTCGTCACGTGCAAGTTTTGCAGGGCGTGGAGTTGCTCTTGGCACTGGTATTGCTGCAAGATTTGCAACAGAAGCAGAAAGAGTATTACAGGAAGATTTAAAAGCCACTGAGTTAGAAAGTAGAGCTATTCAAGGGACGCTAGAGTTTAGGAAGTCACAAGCTAAATTAAGTCAAGAGACTGCAAGAAATCTAGGTTTAATGAGAGCGAGCCAAAGCTTAACTAAAGGCGCAACTAGTTTATTAACAGGATTTAAAACTATAAAAACATGAAAACACCTGAAAGACAAATAAGCATTATAGGACAATCACCGTCTTTTCAGCCAACAAGCGAAACTAGTCAATTCTTTAATGAATTATCAGGTTCTTTAGAAGCAACAGCAAGAGATATGCAAGCAAAAGCTGATATTATATACACTAACGAATTTATGACAAGCGCAAGAGAAGAGGCGCGAAACATATATGAAAGAAATATTAATAATCCAGATCAGCTTAAAAATGAATTAAATGAATATAAGCAAGGCCTATTAAATAACGTTCCTGCATCATTACGCCCAAAGTTAGATTATAACTATAATAGTATGGGGGCTGCATATATTAATAATGCCTATATTAATAAAAATAAAATGCTAACAGAGGAGCAAAATGCAAAGCTTGCTGAATCTGAAAATAGAATTATTGATGACATTAAGTTTTCTGTATCAAATTTTTTTAACAACGAAGGATTAGATCAGAATCAAATAGTTGCTAAAAACATAACAACGTTTGATGCTATTGCTGCAAGTAGCGATGAGTTAGAAAAAAACTTGTTACAAGTAAATGAACAGGGCTTGCAAATAAGAACGCCTGAGCAAGTTCAAAAAAGCTTAGTAAATTTACAACAAACTGTTTTTAGTGAGATCAGTAAGTCATGGTTTAGTTCTCAACCTGATAAACTAAAAGCATATTCAGAATGGTTAAATAATGAAGCAGTTGTAAACCTTCCAGATAAAACGATTAATATTAGAGAGTCATTATCACCTGATGTTAGAAAAAAAATAGATCAAGATATTCTAACTGAGATAAAAAACGAAGTTTATATTGATAAGCAGCTAGAAGAAAGGGTTGAAGCTGAAGAGGCAATTTTTACGGATGAAATAAAAAAACAGCTTTATGATCAAGCAAAAACAGGCGATTTATTACCTGCGACGGTTGAAGCTGCTAGAAATATTTTAGATTATAACGATTACCAAAATTTTAGCAAAATGGCAATACAAGCCAACCCGACTACAAATGGTTTTGTATATGGTAATTTTGTTAATAGAATTAATAGAGGCGAAAACGTTTTAGAAGAAATAAGAAGCGCAAGATTTGACGATAAATCATTAAGTAATGAGGATTTTGAATCTTTATTAAATAAAATTGATGGCAATGAAGTTTTTCTA